CAAGTTCCGCCGCCGTCTAGTTCCTTAGGATATTCGATAGTTATGCTATCTCCTCCCGTTTTATAGGTTCTAAACTCAGCCATAAATTAAACTTGACATCTATTTCTTTCTGTGCTATATTTATCAACATGACTACTACTAATCACAATATCAAGCGTATTGGTTTCGCATGCAAATGGGCTGAAATCAATAAGAAGGGCGAAATCGCTAGTACCGAGGGTCTTAACACCGGCGGTACTACTTATGCGTGGGCAAAGCGTCAAACGTCAAGACAGATTGTTGAGGACAAAATGATTGACGTGGCCAAGCGCAACATCCTTAACACACATGCATTAGTGAAGAAGGTAGCAGAACTTCCTCCTGAACTACGTATGTTGCGTATCACCAGTGATATGCTAAGTTTCTATACGATGGACGAATACAAGCCATTTTGGCAGCAACAGGATGTGCAGGACAGTCTTGCACGTTGGTTTGCTCCTATCGGTGAGACTGCACGTGCTAACGATGTTCGCTTATCATTTCACCCTGATCAATTCGTTGTACTCGCTAGCGACCGTGAAGAGGTAGTAAATAAGAGTATAGAGGAGTTTGAATATCATGTCGATATGGCCCGTTGGATGGGGTACGGTAAACAATTTCAGGACATCAAGATCAATGTCCACATCAGTGGTCGCCAAGGCCCCGACGGTATCAAAAGAGTTATGTCAAGACTCAGCCCCGAAGCACGAAATGCCATCACAATCGAAAACGAAGAAATGTCGTGGGGACTCGACAGCACCCTCGAACTCGCAAACGATCTCGCTTTGGTGCTAGACATTCATCATCATTGGATCAAGACTGGAGAATACATTGAAAAAAATGACCCCCGTATTAGCATGGTTATTGATAGTTGGCGCGGTGTGCGCCCTGTCATACACTATAGTGTTTCAAGAGAAGAGCATCTACCTGATGCCTGCACTGTCAGTCGTCCCTGCTTGACAACACTATTAGAATCTGGCCATAACAAACAGAAACTAAGGGCACACAGCGATTACTATTGGAATAATGCTGTAAATGATTGGGCTATGACTCACAATGACTGGGCCGATATTATGTGCGAGAGCAAAGCAAAAAATCTTGCAAGTTTCCAGTTGTACGATACATATATAAAGAAGGTGAATAATGTTTGATAAACTAAAAAACTTATTGTTTCCTGCTAGTGAAACACAAATAGAACAACCCAAGGTAGAGGAACCTAAAAAGGAATCTAAGCCTCGCAAGCCCAAGGTTGAACTAACTGAAAAGGAAAAGGCAACAGCAGAGGGTGAACCATACGTTGCTATTACTAAAGTTGAGATTGATCCTGCTGATATCAATAACGGATCATTTGATCTAGATTGGAATGACAAGTTTGTTGCTAATCTGATTAAGCAAGGTTACAAGATCCGTGCCGATGATACAGATGCCCAAATCGTAGATCGTTGGTTCCAAACCGTATGTCGTAACATTGCCCTTGAGATTTATGAGCAAGAGCAGGCCGACCCCTCAAAGCGTAACGATATCAGAATTGTACAACAGCGAGATATTGGTAATGGTAGAACAGAAGTAAGTTAATTTTACCAAAACTTGTGTTTGGGCTTGACTTTTAATCAAAATAGTAGTATATTTAACATATGAACTACGCACTTATTGACACAGCAAACACATTCTTTCGTGCCCGACATGTGGCTTCACGTAACAGTGACACATGGGAAAAGATCGGCATGGCCCTTCATCTTACACTAGCAAGTGTGAATCAAGTTGTACGCAAGTATGGCATTGATCACGTTGTATTTTGTCTTGAGGGCCGCAGTTGGCGCAAAGAATTTTATAAGCCATACAAGGCTAATCGTGCCGTTGCTAATCAGTCATTGACTGAAGCAGAGGAAGAAGAAAACAAGATGTTTTGGGAAACGTATGAAGTGTTCACAACATTTCTACGTGAGAAGACCAATTGCAGTGTATTGCGACATGAGAATGCTGAGGCAGATGATATCATCGCACGTTTCATTCACATGCACCCCGATGATACCCATTATATCATTTCAAGCGACACCGATTTTGCACAGTTAATTAATGAAAACGTACATCAGTATAATGGTGTTAGTAATCAACTAATCAAACTTGACGGCTATTATGATGATAAGGGTAGGCTTATCATCGACAAGAAAACTAAAGAACCTAAACTACTAGGTGACCCCGCATTCATTCTATTTGAGAAGTGCATGCGTGGTGACAGTACTGACAATGTGTTCAGTGCATACCCCGGTGTTCGTACTAAGGGCAGTAAGAATAAGGTTGGTCTTATCGAAGCCTATGCTGACCGCACTAAGCAGGGCTTTAATTGGAATAACATGATGCTACAGCGTTGGGTTGACCATGACGGTGTTGAGCATCGGGTCAAGGACGACTATGAGCGTAATCGTATTCTAATTGATTTAGCCGCACAACCCGATGATATCAAGGTTAAGGTTGATGAGCGTATTAAATCAGAAGTACGAACAGTAACCACACCTCAAGTGGGTGTTCATTTTATGAAATTCTGCGGTAAATATGAACTTGAAAAAATCTCTCAAAGTGCTGACACATACGCTAAATGGCTTAATACACCGTATCAAGGCAAAATACATGAGCAACGTACTTGAAAAACAAGTGTACGCAAGTATCCTTGCTGTACTGAATGACAAGAATTCCTATTATCAATCTACCGTAGGTAAGAAGGGTGAGTACAATCATTTTACCGATAGTGGTAAAGAGGCTGTATTCAACTTTATTGAAACGTTTGCTCCATTAATGTTGAAGCAACAAAACTTAGAACTTGACGAACGTGCAAAACGACTGGTTATCGAAGAACTAAAGAAATGAATATAGTTTCTAAGCCTTCACGCATTCGTACTATAAAATCTACAGATAATGATTTTATGATACAAGATGAACTTTGCGTTGCGCCTAGGGCAGGATTTGAGGTTGACAATCATTGCCCAAGGGAGTATAAACTAATCATCGCAGAGTGTATTAATGCGGGATGGCTACGTCCGGTAGCAAACGTAAAAGATCACGAATTGTTTTGGAAGGAGTTTGAACAATGAGTTACAATGAATACAAGGTCACATTAACTGGACTAAACAAGCGTCAGGTAGATATCCTAGACATGATGTGGTCATTGGATAGTGCAGAAGCATGGGATGACTGGTTCGATACTCTTGATTTAGAAACTGCACATGATGCACTTGTTTTGCGTGAAATGATCATCCTTGAAATTCATGACTGTGAAGCAGAAAAAGATTTGAGTTTGGCTAACCACCTACTAAGCAAAATTGTAAAATGAAAAAGATTTTCTATGAAAAGGTAGGGCGAAGATATAAGCCCGTCTATGAATATGATCAAACATTGATGGATGCATTTCCTAAGGGCGCACATCTTGTGTTGTGCTATCCAGGTGGTAAAAGCACACGATACAACATCAACATTGATTATGCTCCATTGATTGCCGCTGGTCGTGTTGCTGAGGATGCTGTATGTGAAGCCATTGTTAAAGCACAAGAACTAAAGCCACAGAAGCAGCCTATTACAGAACGCCAACGTGAACTATGGCGTGAGTTGGCTGCAAGTTTCAAACAAGATGAATATCCACTGATTCGCCCAGCGGCACGTGATGGTGCGGAAGCCGCTGTTAAGGCATTGATTGGTGAAGCAGAAAAACTTATGACCAATCCTTCTGTAAAGAAAGCATACGAGCATTTCTTGCTTGTGTGCGAATTGACTAAGGAACAAAGTAATGAGTGAACATAGTAAACTACTTTGTAAAAATTGTAAGCATGCCTTTGTTCCTCTAGAGCAAAGGCTAATGTCAGTTTTTGCGTTTGGTAAATTAGGTAGGTTTGACTATCGTTGTCGGCTTGCCTTTAAAGAAGATGAGAGTGAATTTAATCCCGTAACCGGAGCCGTGAAAGTAAAGCGTCACTATGAAACTTGTGCATCTACACGCATGCTTTCCGGTATATGCGGAAAAGAAGGAAAACTGTGGGCACCCAAGAACAAAAAAGATTTGTTTCTAGTGCTAACAGAAAAATGAGGAAATTATGACAGAACTTATAGCAAAACAAATTGTAAAGGATCAGTTTTGGGTTGTCACCGACGGTGAGAAAAAGGTAGGAAATATTACTGCTAATAACTCAGGCTACGGTGTACAACTCAATGGCACCTTTTTGCAATTCAAAAACACTGCGGATATTAAAAAGAACGCTAAGATTAGATTTGAACCTATCAAGTCTAATAACACTAAGGTGTCAATGCCTTATCCTGAGTATCCCACTACAGCGAAAACATATAACAGTATGTTTGATGTAAAGCGTGGATTGCATCTATATACTAAGACCAAAAAGTCTAAGTGTTATCATGCCGCAGGGTACTTTATCATCGAACAAAATGGGGACAAGACAGTTCAATTCTGTCCTAAATACATTTTCATTCAGCGTTATCCATATGCGGGTCCGTTTAAAACCGAAAATGATGCAAATATACAGATAAATAACTAATGATTCACATTAAAAGATTCATGGACAAAAT